TACCCCACCCCCTTGTATATATATAATATATATACATGGGGGGTGGTGGGTACCAAGACAGCGGGCGACGCGCGTACATACGCGCATTTAACCAAATAGCCAGACCCAACGCATTGAGCGGTGTGCTGGTTTTGCTTTATCTCAATGAAAGGCCATCCTGACCACACGACGGCGGCGCGGCTGGGAGTAAACGAAAAACTTGAAACAACATGGCAACAATCGACAAACTGACTGAAGACAAAATCAAGGACGCGGCGAGTATCGTTGACGTGATGGGCGACTTCTACGATCTGAAGAAGAAGGGCGTGAATTATCAGTGCCTATGCCCGTTCCACGATGACCGGCACATCGGTTCGTTCGTGGTTAGTCCGCGAAAGAATACATACAGCTGCTATGCCTGCGGTGCTCATGGTGACGCTATCGAGTTCCTGATGGCGAAGCAGGGACTATCCTACCCTGACGCGCTGCGGTGGCTGGCAAAGAAATACTCCATCGTCATTCCAGACGACGAAAAGGAATCATGGAGCGACCGACTGAATGCCATCATTGAGAAGGCAAAGCAGGCCGAGGCACGGCGACTGTCAGAGAGGCAACAGCCGAAGACGCTGTACCTGCCACTGGAAACGCCTGCCGAAATGATGAAGCAGACTGGCAGCAGCGACCTCGTGCGGTGGCTCTATTCGTTGCCGTGGAACGATGACCAGCGCGGACGGTTGCCGAAGATGATCAAGAACTATGCCGTGGGTGTCAGTCGTGACGGATTGAGCGTGTTCTGGCAGATTGACGAACAGGCACGGGTACACACCGGCAAGATGATGCGATACAAGGCCGACGGGCACCGCGACAAGGACAGCCAGTACAACTTCGACTGGGTACACGCCAAGCTATTCAGGCAAAAGGTGTATAACGAAGAGGAATACGACTACGAGACATGCCTGTTCGGTCAACACCTGTTGCCGTTCTGTCCGAAGGCTCAGATACACCTCGTCGAAAGCGAGAAGACGGCACTCATCATGGCGACCTATCACGGCGGCATGATGAACCATTTATGGCTGGCGACTGGCGGTTTGCAATTCTTCGACCGCAAGCACATCCAGGTGCTCATCGACCAAGACCGAGACATCGTGGTCTATCCAGATAAGGACGGACTGAAAGCGTGGAGCGACCGAACCTTGCAACTCATTAACGAGACGGGTTATAAGAAACTGAAGATAAACCCAACAATCATCTCATCGCAATGGCAATCCTGCGACGGTCCGAAAGCAGACATCGCCGACATCACTATCCGGCAGATGACCAACGACGTAAAGCGCAAGGGATTGCAAGTGCTGAAAGACATCATCGCCGAGCACCCCGTCGTTGGTTCACTCGTTGAGAAGTTTGACCTTGAAATTGTGGACGCATAAATAATATATAATAATGAACGAAGACAAATACAAAAACGTATCATCGAAGCTGTCGAAGTATTCCATCGAGCGGCTGACGAGGATAGCTCAGAAAAAGAACATGAGCATCTATCAGCTCATCCAGATGGTATGCGACACCATCATCCGCTACATGGATGACCGGCACAACCTATCGGAAGAGATAGAGCGGGCGATGGCCATCTTCGAGCACATGACTGGCTGGGCCGACGCATTGAACCTCGCCGACCCGACGGTACAGAAGGAGGTGGCGCAAGCGGTGTACATACTCCAGGACGCGGACGGCGACAGGAAAGGATTCAGGGCGACGATGGTTAATAAGCCGTGGATGGGCATCTGGACGCAGACGGACAACGTGATGGAGATATTCGAACGTATCTTCAACATCTGTATGCCCGAATTGTATATGAAGCTGTTCAGGGCTCGTATCATACTGGGGTGTGAGCGCGTGAGTGAGGTCATCAACATGCTGGCCGATGCCGAGGTCATCATGCAACTGAACGGTGAACTGCGCAAGGAGTTTGAGGACGCGGCCAGGGCCGACAATGGCAAGGACTACGGCTACGGGCAGAAGTCGAAGAGCCTACAGCACCGAACGCCGGACAGCGTGGCCGACGATAAGCGATACCAACAGACGCACATCGTGTTCGACGATGACGACCGCGAGATTGCCGACTATGAGGCCGATGGCTGGGAAGGTGAACACCGTCAGACGGACTTCGAACCGCCTGCCGGTTACGAGCGAGACTTGAACGAAGAACTATCAACGCAATTCAGGGACGATGATTGAAGAAAGAGACTACCGACTGCCCAAGCAGGAGCAGCCGAAACCTAAACCGAAGGCCGACCCCGCAACGCTGGACTACCTGAAGGCGTTGCCGTGGCAGCCGTTTGATGTGGAGTGGTGAGCGTATGAGCAGAGATCCAAGGTATCAGAAGCTGCTGAACAGCAAGCGATGGAAGGAACTGCGGGCGTGGAAGCTCAGGCAGACGGAGGGGTACTGCGAGATATGCTATGCTGAAGGATGGCGAGGCATCGACGCGCTGGCGGTGGACATACATCACAAGGTGCCAGTCGAGTCGGTGATTGACCAGGGCGAAGAAGCCATGAAGCGCGTTTGTTATGATCCGAACAATCTCATGGCTCTGTGTGTGCGTCACCATTGCGAGATTCACCAACAGGCTGGGAGTCATACAAAGGAGGCAGTCAACGAGCGCAAGCAGAAGAAGCGAATCGGATTCCTTCAACGGAACGATCCTAATTATAAAGAAGAAGACAATGGAACATGAACAATGGAAACCGATTCAGGAGTTCAACGGTGAGTATGAAGTGAGCAACCTCGGACGTGTACGCTCAATGAAGTTGTATCGCGGACAGGTCGGGCGCATCATGCCACAGACCAGACAGCCAAGCGGACGCGGTGGCAAGTTGACATACTTTGCCGTAATGCTCTGGATGAATAACAAAGCATACTGCCGCAAGGTGCATCGACTGGTAGCCGAAGCATTCATACCTAATCCTGACAACCTGCCACAGATCAACCACAAAGATGGTTGCAAGACCAACAATGTGGCAAGTAATCTCGAATGGTGTACCGCCAAAGCGAACACTATCCACGCATGGCAGACAGGACTGGCAACACCGCATGTACCATCAGCCAAAGGCATCAAACGTCTGCGCGACTTCAACAAAGGCAAGACACTCTCGCCTGAACACCGAGCCAAGATAAGTGCAACCCTCAAAGGTCGCCCTCGAAACCCCCATATAGGGGTCATTTAGATTTGACCCCTTCCGATTCGGAAATCCACTTGCCTAATCTAACATCAATAAGGAAAATTTTGAAATTCTCATTTTTCCCGAATCTTACGATAGGGTTGCATTTTATGGATTTCGCGATATATATGCCCATCGCAACATAATAAAGAATACCGACCAATTATGCCGAAAAAGACATTTATACCACGGCAACTGCCACCGAAAAAGCCTGACCGCTGCGAACTATGTCCACTCATCGGACTGATACCGAAAGAAGACCGCGAGCGGGGCAAGCGCGAGAAATACTACTGTCTGGGGATATACGAACCGCAGAAGGATGAAAACGGCAACCCGTTGCTGAATGATGACGGCACCACGATGTTCGGATTTCCGCGACTATCCACCCGCGAGGCGTGCAATGTGAGTGCTGCCGACCGAAAGGAGAAGGGCCACCTGTTGCACCGACCATGTGACAACATCTGGGCAGCGTGGATGCGACTCGACCGGCGACGGTTCCCCATGTTGGCCGATACTTACAACCGATACCGCATACCTTTCGAGGCTGAGCAACAACAGAAACAACAACCGAAATTTTCATTTGAATAGATATGGCAAAACCGAAAACCGCTCATGCGTATGAGCTGGAGATACGCAAAATGATTATTGAGCGACTGGGCAAGTTCGACACATGGCTGAAGCCACAGGTGAGGGCCACGGCAATGAACATGGTGATGCTCGACAAGATTCAGGACACGCTGAGCGACAAGGACACCGACCTGATGATTACGGCATCAGGTTCGATGGGACAGATGAAGCAGGATGCTCACCCACTGCTGGCCCACTACGACAAACTACAGCGCACGCTGATACAGCAGTTTCAGGCACTATCGCTGAACTACAACGCCACACCATCCAAGATTAAGGAAGATGTAAAGAAGGGTGTTGACTCTGAGAAGGCAGGGCTGACCTCAATCATCAATTCCGCACAAGATGATGTAAACGATATTCCAGATATTGAATAATGAACGACGATTTTTACCAACTGAAACAGGATGCTATCGACCTGCTGCGCAAGCGACTGACTGAGGATGTGCGCAAGCGGCTGAAAGACGTTGATGAACGGCTGCTGGCATACTTCGACGATTGCGCCACGAACGTGAGCAACGTGTTTGGCGACGAAAACGACCGCCACTCGATGTGGGAGTTGCTTTGCGCGGCCAAGTTCATCCGCATGTTCAACACCTACCATTTCAACACCAAGAAGGTACAGTTCTACCTTCGGTTGCGTGAGGGCGTTTGGCGCAAACAGGGCAAGGCATGGCGATACGTGGAGGGCGGTCTAAAGCTGCCATCTACCAATGGCGCAAAGGTCTATCGCTGGCAACCATTCCAGGTGTTTGTGCTCGCGTCTGTGTTCGGATTCTACACTTGGATAAATACAAAGGTTGAGGAAGGCACCAAGGATGTGCTGCTCGATACTGAGCGCGAGAAAGACGGTTTTGTGTGGGACTTCCGCAGGATGGTGGCAGAGTTCATCATGTACGGCCCCCGTAAAATTGACAAGACTGGACTGTCATCGTTCATTCAGTTGGTGTTCTTCCTCTTCGGCGATTTCAACTCAGAGATTTATTCGCTGGCCATGACTGAGAACCAGTCGAAGATTCTCTATAACCGCACGAAGTTCATGCTCCGCCAGATGAATGTGAGTGACGAGGGCAACCCGCTGTTCCGCATGACGGAGAAGGTGATAGACTGGCTACCGAAGTACCGCGACGAGATACGCAACTCGATGATCGTACCGCTTACAGGTGGCGGCAAGGCTCCTGACGGTACGAACACCGAACTGCTGAACTGGGATGAGCTTGGCAGCAGCCCCTACATCAACAACAAGAGCGACATGCAAGCGCACATCAACGTATGTCAGTCGTCAATGGGTATGCGTCGCGCACCGCTCACCTTCGGCACCACCACTGCGGGCACCATCACAACGGGGCCGTTCATCGACATGCTGCGTGGTCGCCACGATCTGCTGCTTCAGGAGTTTAAGTACGAAAGCGGCGAGGCAGAACCGCAGCTGATGTTCGACTCGCAGATGTGCCTACTGCTGGAGCCTGACGAGTACGAGAAGACCAACGAAGAATATATCCTGACATCGCACGCGCTTCGCCGGAAGATTAACCCGATGCTGGGTATCATCGTGCAATACGACTTCTACGACCGCGAGATGGCCAAGGCCCGACAGGACGGTGAGCAGAAGTTTGCCGAGTGTGTGTCGAAGCTGTTCAACGTCTATCGCAGCGGCATCATCCAGGAGTGGATCAAGGCGGAGCAGATACGACCCTTGCAACGGGATATGCGCATCGACGATTGCACTAAGGACAAGGGTTGGGTGATTTTTACGGGATTGGACTTCAGTCAGGGTGACGACTTGCATACGGCGGCATATCTCGCGGCTCGAAAGCACCCGTCAGGCAGAGGCACCGAGTTCTTTGCCGACTGCGACTGCTGGGTGAAAGAGTCCACGGCCGAGAAGAGTGCTATCAGTCCACTGTATGCGCAATGGGAGAAAGACGGGTGGTTGCACTATTCGCCTGGGCAGATATTCGAACCGTCACTCTATACGAACCGACTTGGTGAGCTTTTCGGCAAGGGCTGTCAGTTCATGTATTGGGGCTACGACAAATACAAGTCGAAAGACCCCATCAACACGCTCAAGGCATTCTTGCAAAGCGTGATGAAGGTAGCGAACCCCGACCCATACATACAAGTTGTTTCGCAATTGAACAGCGAGTTCGACGGGCCGACGGATGATCTATACAAGGCCATGTTCGCCCCCGTGCCGTTTATCAGCTTTAGCAACAGCCCCCTGTGGCCCTTCTGCTTCGGCAATGCCGTACTGGAGGTGGACGGTCGCGGCAACAAACGCCCCGTGAAGCGAGCACAGACCGACTCGTGCAAGATAGACCCTGTTCAAGCCATCATCATGGCACTCGACCTGTATGAGAGATACGAAGGAATGAATCACTAAATAACATACAACTATGACAGAACTAAAACGCAGGGACTTGTCGGGGATATACATCTTCGACACGTTCCCAGGGGAAGAGAAGCGACAGCCGACGTGCATCGAGGACTGTCAGCCTGAGACGCGGCGCAAGCTGCTGATGACGAAGAGCAAGGAATGGATGCGGGATTGCATCAGGCAGTTGGCGCAGACGTTCAAGGAAACGACGGACTATCTGGTGACGGAGGGTTGCGTGACGGATGAGCAGCGCAAGGAGTTCTTTGCGATGATTGACCGTAACGTGGATCGTGCGAAATGGAATTGGGCGGAGCATGAGTTGGCCGACCAAGTGGACTTCTTCTGCGAGAAGGTCACGCTGTTGGCTGATGCTTGCGGTGTGACGAAACATAAGGAGGACTGACACTATGACATTGAACGAACTATTCAGAAGAAGCGGGGAGCCGACGTACTACACACCCGTTGCGGTGGTGGGCGAACTGGTGAACCAAAGCGGCGGGCAGGTGACAATCATCAACCCGCCGTTTTCGATGGAGAAACCGAAACCGAAGAAATGGATCAAGCGGTGGCACGCTTTCGGACTTTTCTTCGCAGTGAGTAACACGCGGTTGAAGAAGCGAGACACCCGACCTTACACGGGCGGTTGGAAGACGTATCACGAAGACCGCAACGCAGTATGGGAGGCGCAGGGGCATAAGTGTCCGATATGTGGTACAGAGTTTCAAAGCCACAAGGATATGGAAGCCCATCATGCTCTACCCTGGGCACGTTTCCCCGAACTGCGAAACAAGCGTGAGAACATCGTCATGCTCTGCCACAGATGCCACAAGGAGATACATTGCAATCCCTACAAGAACATTGCGATGATGGAAGCCAAGGCGCAGGAGTTAGGGTATGACCTGACGGAGAGATATAAGACGGGTGCGGTTGAAAGCGAACAAGAGTGTGCGCCCAATGATGAGTAACAAAGCACCGCACCCGCTTTTCACATTAAAACAAAGGAACTATGAAACAAGTAGAATTATTCAACGACCACTTCCAGAACTTCAAGGTGTACGGCATACCTCACGCACAACTGATAATTGCCGACCCACCTTACAACCTCGGAAAGAACGCCTACGCCTCTAACCCCGCATGGTACAAGGACGGCGACAACAAGAACGGCGAAAGCGAACTGGCAGGCAAGGAGTTCTTCGACACGGACAAGGACTTTCGCCCTGCTGAGTTTATGCACTTCTGCTCGCAGATGTTGGTCAAGGAACCGAAGAACGGCATGACGGATGAAGACTTGGAACACGAGACCATCGGAGAGTCAGGGCGCAAGAAATCGAAAGCCCCTTGCATGGTGCTCTTCTGCGCTTTCGAGCAGTTGCACTACTACATCGACCTCGGACAGCGTTACGGCTTCATGCACTATATCCCGTTGGTGTTCCGCAAGAACTTCTCGGCACAGGTGCTGAAAGCGAACATGAAGATTGTCGGCAACTGCGAATATGGGCTGGTGCTCTACAAGGACAAGCTGCCGAAGTTCAACAACGACGGGCGCATGATATTCAACTGCTTCGACTGGGTGCGCGACACGTTGACCCCGAAAGTGCATCCGACGCAGAAGCCCGTGCCGTTGCTCGAAGAACTTATCCGCATCTTCACGGACGAGGGCGACGTGGTGATTGACCCGTGTGCCGGCAGCGGTTCCACATTGAGAGCAGCTGCACAAATCGGTCGTCGTGCTTACGGCTTCGAGATCAAGAAGGACTTCTACAAGTTGGCGACTGAAAAGGTGCTCACTCACCTTCAGCCGAAACTTTTCAATGAGTAACCCCCCAACGCATTATCACCCGACATATAGAGGTAGAAAACATATACCTTTTGCCAAAGAAACATATACCTTTTGCCAAAGAAAGGTATAGGTTTCCTGAAAAAAGAAATATAGGTTGAACAATTAAAAACGATACGACAATGAGTAAAGTTAAGTACAGGGTTCGGGAGTACAACCCGACGAGTGCCCAGCAGGGCAGCCACAGCTTCTTTGCCGAAGCAGTAATTAACAACGAGATCACCAACACCGAGTTGGCTGAAAAGATTGCCGCCCGTACTGGCGTAAAGGCTTACGAGGTGACAACGGTCATCGCAGCTATCGCAGACATTATCAGCGAGGAAGTGTTGGAGAGCAACCGCATTAGCCTTGCCGACCACACGGGCACAAAGATGGTCAGCATCTACCCGAAGGTGAACGGCAGC